CCACGGCCATAGGTTATGGCCTGCACAGGCAGCACCAAAACTTAAACACTAAACGGCTAGAATCGGGGACCATGTAAATGCTTAAAAACAAGATTGATACAATGCTCAAGGCGTGGGCAGACAACGCCGAATCACTAGACTATAAACGCGATCTATTTGTTATCAATGAGGGCGCATTGCGCGACTTCGTAGTCGCCGCACTGGCGGAAACCCTTGGGCGAGATACCAAGTCGTTTCAATTCGCAGTTCAGCGAATCCCGCCGATTAACGTCATGCAGAAAATCATTTCTAAACTGTCACAGATCTATAACAAAGCGCCCATGCGAACTATCGTTGACGGCTCAATGTCTGACCAAGACTTGCTCGCCTATTACTTGCGCGTCATGCAATTCGATGCACAAATGGACGTGGCAAACGAGTTCTATAACCTCACTAAGATTGCCTTCGTCATGCCGATCTATAACCCGGACACTGGGCGGCACGGCCTTCGCTCATGGTTGCCGCATCAATTCTTGCCGTTTTCGTCCGATATATCGGACCGCACTAGGATGACCGAGGTCATGCTGTACCAGGGAACGATTTCAGGGCGAAAAGTCTTCTATGCCTACTCCGACGACGAGGTAATCAAGTTCGACGAAGACGGCAGAGAGTACCCAACAGAATCTGGCGGCGTTAACATATTCGGGAAAATCCCAGGCGTGTACTTTAGAAAGTCGCGCAATTTGCTGTACCCAAAAGACGACACAGACATGAAAGCCATGGCAGTATTAGTGCCGACCATGCTGGCAGACCTTAACCTTGCGTCAATGTTCTCTTGCTTCTCGATTCTCTACGGTATCGACATTGCCGATGAGGAAAGAAAATATTCTCCAAACGCTTTTTGGCATTTCAAGTCAGACCCAGACAACGACAAAAAGCCGGTCATCGGATCAATCAAGCCAGAGGCCGATATCGGCGAAACTATAAACTTGATCGTGTCGGAGCTGTCGCTGTGGCTCAACTCGAAAGGTATCAAGCCAGGTTCGATCGGTTCTCTCACAATCGATAACGCTGCCTCAGGCATATCGAAGCTAGTCGATGAAATGGACACTTTCGAAGACCGCGAAAAGCAGGCAATGGTATTTGCTCAAGGCGAATCGGCAGAGCTTTGGCCGCTGATCATGCACTACATGCACCCAGTTTGGGTATCGCAAGGAATGCCGACTAATAAGCTATTCACGCCGACCGCATCGGTGTCGGTTCAATTCCCGACGCAACAGGCACTAAAGAGCAGGTCGGAGCGAGTGCTAGAGCTTGCGGCAGAGGTAAAAGAAGGCTTTATGTCGCGCCGTCGCGCAATCGAAACGCTAAATGCTTCACTCGGTCAAGACGAGATCGACAAGCTGCTAGCTGAAATAAACGACGAGGCAACCGTATGGCTTGGCAAAGAGTAAAGATCGACATACCAGACGACTTAAAGCCAGGCGAGCGTGAAGACCTTGCTTGGCTAGTCCTTGAGCATATCCGCGACCGAACGGCAACCGGGCGTGGACTAAACGCCGACGGCTCGCGGCTTAAACGCTTTCCAGGCTACTCCGAGTCGTATAAGAAAAGCCTAGACTTTAAAATCGGGCGCAAGTCATCGACGGTAAACTTGACCCTATCGGGCGACATGCTTGACGCTATGGACTTGCTTTCGCACAAGAAAGGCCAGATTGTTATCGGGTTCGAAAATGGCTCAGTCGATAACGACAAGGCCGAGGGCAATATACTCGGAGCCTATGGCGGCGATCCGAATCCTGGCAAGGCGCGCAATTTTCTTGGAGTGACCGACGCCGAATTGAAAACAATTATACGGAAATACAATGCTTAACCTAAAGCCTTGGGTTGATAAAATTGCAAAAAAGATAAAAAAGGCATCGTCACCGGAAGTGATGGAAGCGGTCGGAAACCTTGCGGCGCAGCGTATTCGGCTCAGGACCAGGCTAGGCCACGGTGTCAAAGGCAACGGACAAGCAAAGCAACCGCTAAAGACCATGCGGAAACATTCAAAGCGGTATGCCGACTGGCGAGCAAATAACCCTTTTGATTTGTCAGGCGACACGGCACCGAAAAAACATAACCTGACCCTTACTGGCGACATGCTCGACGATATAAAAGTGATCAAGATCACGCCGCGCCGGGTAGAGCTTGGCTTCGACGACAGCTTTTCAGAGTTAAAGGCAACCGTCAATCAGGCGCGTGGCTGGCGTTTTATGTATCTCAGCGACGTTGAAATCAAGGCTGTCTATAATTTCTATCGCCGCGAAGTTGCAAAACTTGTAAAAGGTAATTAATTAATTTAAACTTTACGGAGCTAATCAATGAGCGACCTACCTGATCCAGTGGATCTAAACGCCGATGCTAGTAGCAATGGCGAAGACAAGCGACCTAGTTACGAATCATATCAAAAGTTGCTGGCTGAAAAAAAAGCAGTGCAAGAAAAGGCGCGCAAACTTGAGGATGATTTGAAAGCTCATAACGAGCGACTAGCGGAAATTAATCGCGAAAAAGAAGAATCCGAGCGCAAGAAACTAGAAGACAAAGAGCAATTTAAAGACCTTTACGGCAAAGTTAAAGAAGAACTAGCCTCGAAGGAAAAGGCACTAGCCGAAATGCTCCGAGAAAAGGTTGACACGCGCAAGATGGCATCCTTCTTAGAAGCGGTTAAAGCGGACGTACCAAGGCAGTATTGGAATCTAGTTGACCTCGATCAGATCGCGATGGACGGCGATAAGGTTGATGAGTTCTCTGTGCAAAAGTATGTGGAAACTTTCCGCGATACGTACAAAGAAGTCATAAAAGCCAAAGACGGTCGGAGAATGCCAGTTGACCAACCTGACCCGGACGAACGCACAACGCTGACCTATGCTCAATGGCTTAAGCTACCGGCGAAAGAACAAGAGGCAAAAATAGGACTTGTGAAAGGATAAACAAAAATGACAGTTACTAATATCAATGACGTTGCAAACCAGGTTCAGAAGTTTTGGTCACCGATCTTTGCTAATAAGCTCAAGGAGGAAACCGTCCTTCCATCGCTTGTTTCCAAAGAATACGAAGGATCAATCCAAAATCACGGTGACACAGTATACGTGTCCGCGATTACTCGCCCAACAGCACAGCGCAAGACTGTTGGCGTAGGCGACTACGACAGCTATTCAAGCCAGAAAATGGTGACTACTCGTGTTAGCGTTCAAGCAGACACAATCATTGAAGCAGGATTTCAGATTGATAACCTCGCGGCGCTTCAATCTCAGATCGGCCAGCAAGATTCTAAGATTCGCCAAGCTCTTTTCGAGTCACTCGAAATCGAGCTTAACGCTTATCTTTATAGCAAAGTTGCTCCGTCAACTTCCTCTCCTGACCATTCGACTTCAGGCGTTTCTGATTTCAACGGTTCACAATTGGCAGCGATCAGAACGCTTGCGAGCCAAGCGAAATGGCCAGCTGCTAACCGATGGTTGTTGCTCGACCCTCAATATTATTCTGACCTGCTCAACGTCACTGCTCTAACAAGCGGCGACTATGCAGACGACAAGCCAACCATGGGCGGCAAGTTTGTGCTGCAGCGATACGGGTTCAATATCGTTGAAGACAACAGTGCAGGCATGGGACCAGGCATTTCACCAACTGCGGCAACCTCTGACCTGGCACTGGCAATGGTTCCAGACTGGTTGCTATTCGTTATGCAGCAAGGCGTTACTTTTAAACTTTCCGACCTTCACAGCCAAGGAAAGCGCGGTTATTTGCTTACGGCTGAATTGATTTGCGGAGCAGCTTTAGGAATCGAAGGTGCAAACAAACATATCGAAGTCTATAACAGCTAGTAGTGACTTTGGCGATTCTCTCAGCCGATTTGGGAACATAGTTTTCCTAGTCGGCGAGAGTGCTGAAGACTTGCAAGCACAGTTGCGCGGTATCAAGATCATGTTTAACGTTGTCTCGATATACGCGCAAGGATCACGGCACTATGCTTGGATCAATCCAGAACGTAAGATTTTAAAAAAACAACGAAAGGATATAACCGATGGCGGCAGTTAAAGACCACGTAACAGTAGGCGCACCGTTTGCAAACGAGATGGAAATCCATCGCGTCGTTTATAACTTCGCAGTTGACGCAGGAGCAACAGGTGCTCTCGACCTGTTGACCACGCTCGACGCTGTGATAATAAAAGACTTTCACGCAGTAGTTAAGACCGCCTGCACTTCTGAAGGCTCAATGGTTCTCGACGTTGGCGTGTCTGGCGGCGACACAGATATTTTGCTAGACGGCGTTGCAGTTGCCAGCTTGGGCGCGAATACTTGCCACGCTCGGCCATTGGTCGAAGGCACTCCAAACACTGACTTGGTTCCTTTCTACCTCGCGGCAAACGGCAAGCTAGTTCAAGAAATCAAGACTGCGGCCTTGACCGCTGGAAAGATCGAGTACGTTTTCACGGTAATGAAAGCTTAATAATTAGCCGGGTAGAAATGCCCGGCTTTTTTCTTTTGGATAAAATGACTTTACCTAACAGAGGCGACATGCAAAGAATAATCTTTTCAAATAACGGAACGCTGGTTGATTGGTCGATCGATCTAAACGACTTCGACGAGTACGCCATACAACCGTCGATCACTGCCTCTGAAGACAAGATTTATATTGCGTCATGCCTACCGTTTAACCACAAATGGATTGAGATTGGTACAGCAAACGCTATATCTAGCGTGGTATCGGTCGAAATATGGAATGACAACACTTGGCAACCGGCTGTGGACGTGATCGACTACACGGCGGCAAGCGGCGCAACTCTAGCAAGATCAGGCATCATTCAGTTCAGGCCAGACATCGAGACGGGCGGCTGGACTAGGCAGCGACTATCGACAGAAGTCACCGGCATTGCGGCGCTTGATATATATGAAATGTACTGGGCGCGGCTCACGCTTTCAGTAACTCCGACGGCGGCAATGACGATTAAATATATCGGCAATCGCTTCTCTAAGGACGTTGACCTATATGCCGAATACCCAGATCTGAACAACTCGGCACTAAAGACCGCATGGGCAGCAGGCAAGACGACATGGGACGACCAGCACGCACTGGCGGCAGACTATATCATGCGGCGGCTTGTCTCGTCTGACATCGCAATGTCACCTGCTCAGATAATCGACTGGGCACGATTCATTCCGGCATCGGTTCACAAGACTGCCGAGCTTATATACGGCGGCTTTGGTCCTGCCATGGCAGAGAATCGGAACCAGGCTAGAAAGCTCTTTGACGAATCTTTTAATATGAAATTTTTCGGCATCGACGACAACTCCGACGGCGAACTTTCGCAGCTAGAGCAACGTAAGACGACAAGCGA